GCCGGGTCACGATGTCGTCAGCCATTGTTGGCCTCCTCGGCGAGTGCAGCGGTTGCTTCCTCGATCACCTTGTGCGCTTCCTTCTTGGTGAGGCTCTTGGAACTGGCGATCTCGCGTCCGAGGATCACGCCGATGTAGGCGAGTTTGTCTTGGCGGTCTTCCAAGCCGATCTGGGTGAGTAGGGCGGCGATCTTGCCCAGTTGGGCCTGTGATGCCTCAGACCCACCTTGCGGGGCTGTGGCGGGCTTCTGGGGGCGTTCCTGAGCCTGCTGGCGCACCATCACCTCTTCGCGGCTGGCGATCGAGGTGGCGAGGCCGTACCCCATGTAGCCGAGGGCGCGCCCAAGGGCCGAGGTGGCGGCGTTCATCATCTCGGAGTCGCGTGTGAAACTTGTCTTGCCCGGCCATGGTTCCCATGCGATCCCAGAGGTGGGGATGGGGTCATCAGGCCCGCGGAACACGGTGACGCTGGCCTGTAGGTAGATGCGGTCGCCGATGGTGATGATCTGGGGCAGGTCCTCGACGACCCTGAGGTCGGGGTGGTCTGCGAGGGCCATGCGGAGCCGGCTGGGGACGTCGATGTAGTTGTCTAGTTGCACGGTGGGTTGTCTTTCAGTAGGTGGACCATGGGTGCCAGCCGTTGGACCTTTGCCAGATGGCTAGGGCGGCGGTGGCGTTGATGACGGGGTCGTACAGGTCGCTGGTGGACCAGGCGATGCCGTTGTCGGGGAGGAACCAGTTGAGCCAGATGCCGTTGATCTGGAAGCCGCCGTGGCTGCCCCCGTTGGTGTCGCGTGGGTTGACGGCCTGCGGGTCGCAGTTCGATTCGGCCCACAGGATCCGGTCAGCGGTCGCCAGTTCCGACTCGGGAAAGCCGACGTACAACAGGATCGGGATCCATGTGGGGCACCGCCAGTCACCGGTCGGGATAGTGGTCGCCGGGATCGTGGTGGTCGTGCTTGTGGTGGTGCTCGTCGTCGTCGAGCTGCTGCTCGTCGAGGTCGTGGCCGGCACCGTGGTGGTGGGGGCTGCGGTGGGCTGGTTGGCGTTGCCGGTGGCTACCCAGACGAGCGGGGCGGTCAGCATGGCGAGCCATGCGAGGGTGCGGAGGTGTTTCATTCGGTTTCCTTGAAGTCGAGCAGCGGGGGTGACCACGTTGCGTACGAGTTGGGGCGGGTGGCGATCTCGATGTGGACGATGTTGCACGGTTCGGCGATCCACATGGTGATCAGGACCTGGCTGTTGGTCTTGGGGTTGTCGGCGATGAAGGTGCGGCGGGTCATGTCACTCTTCATCGAGGGCCCCCAAGATCGCCCACAGGGTTACCCCTGCGGCAAAGGTGAAAGCGACGATGGCGGCGGGGATGAGTTGGTTCACGTTCGGTCCATTTGAAGATGAGGTTGCCAAGCCACCAGCCGACGAGGACGGCGAGAAGGCTCATGGCAGGGTCCAGACGATGCAGGGGCGTCCGCTGGGGGTGACGGTGCGCCGGCCGCTGTCGATGATGAGGCCGAGGTCGGTGAGTTCGGCGCGGCGGGAGCGGATCCCGGAGGGGGATTGGCGGGGCCAGCGGTGCATCTGCCACACCTGCTGGTAGTACTCCTCGAGGTCGAAGTCAGGCATGGGGCCGCGGAGGCGGTAGGCGTCGAGGATTGCTTGCCGGGTGTCGGTGATGCGGGCGACGCTGGCAGCGGCTTGGTGACTGGTAGCGGGGTCGGTGTGGCGGGCGTAAGCGATGGGTACGACGGGGGCGACCCATTCGTCGATCGTGTCGAACAGGGTGGGGTCAGTCACGGTCGCCTCGCTTGCGGTTGACGCGGAAGGCCTGCCAGTTGATGTCTCGGAACGGGTCGTGCCATGTGCCGAGGTCTTCGAGCTCTGGTGCCCGGTCGATGTCGGCTTGGTCGACGGTGTCGGCTTCTAGCGGGTCGGGGACTTGCACGGTGTCTCCTGTCGGTTGTTGGGTGGTCGGGTCGGCCACCGCTTCCCCACGGTGACCGCCCGACTACGGGAAACCTACACACGCCGTCCGTTTATTGCAAGGTTTTCCTACAGTCCGCTGAGGAGGTCGTGCCAGAACTGGTCGATGAGGGCGGGGTTGTCGGCGTACTTCGGCGAGATCTCGATGTGGAACCAGTCGCCGCCGGGGGAGCCTGAGATGCTGCCCTTGGTGGCGGTGCGCCACGCCATCCTGTCGCACTTCCACACGCGTGCGGTGCCGTTGTAGTCGTAGTCGACGACGCACTCGAGGCCGTCGAAGTGGTCGATGAGGGTCTGGATGATCTTGAGGGCTTCGGCGCGTGAGCAGCCTGGGCGGCTGGTGGACATCTTGCGGCGCGAGAGGTCGGCTGCGCGGCCTGTGGCGTGGACGCTGATGCGGGTGGAGCCTCGGACGGTGCGGATGCCGTAGGTGCCGTTGTTCCAGAGTTTGCCGCCGGTGAGGTATTGGATGCTGGCGACGAGCTGCTCGAGGCCGGGGCGGCGTGCTCGGGCGATGCCGTCGCTGATGCCGGTGTAGGGGCGGGGGGTGGTCATAGTGGGCCTTCCTGTTCGACGTAGTACCAGGCTTCGGCTTCGTCGATGAGAGCCTGCTCGGGCTGGTTCACGGCGTTTGCGGCGTCGGCGAGCGTTACGGCTCCGGTGATGACAAGCAAGGTGGCCAATGCGGCGGTTTCGTCCAAGGGCTGCGGGCCATTAGCAAGCCATTCATCATTTGTCATTGGTCGAGTAACGACGATTACACCCATTTCCTCACGGGTATAGGTCCGGGTCGTGAGGTCATAGCACTCAGCCTCAACGGAAACGCCGTTGCGGAATGTTTCGTTGCGGATCATGAGAACGACACCGCGGGCATGATCAGATTGTCTGTGTCTCGTCGGATAGCAACCGTTGGTGCTGTTGATGGGAACTGGGCTGAATAATCCACTGCTTCGACTCCCCAACACATTCCGTATTGTCCGTTATATGCCGTGCTGTCGCCGAAAAGGAGATTGCCCTCGGCGATTGTGGTGGCGGCTCGGGTGTAGCGAACCGTCGAATGATTGCTAGCCCATACAGCGACCGCAAATGGCCCTGAAACAGCAATTGTGCCGGTGACGCTCTTTGTGCCGGTTGTTGATGCGCTGACAGTTCCGAAGTCCTCAACGAGCGTTGTTGGAATCAAATCATCATTGAGCCGATAAATAGCCAATCGGGCAGTTGCGCCCACCTCAAGGGTCTGAACTCGAACCCTAATTGTCACCGTGACCGGCCGATCAGAACCCCAGAGCCACCATCTCGCAATCTGAGCACAGGAAGCATTAGAAGCAGCGTTAGTGGCAATGCCTGGAGCGTTGTTGTATGTGCGTACCGAATCTTTGTAATAGCGGCCCCAGAGGTTCGTGGTGGGACTTGAACGACTCCACTTGATGCCACCACTTTCCGCTGAATCGGCCGTTAATACGAGGCCATTAGCACCGACTGCCAGTCGTGCGGCGGTGTCCGCAGCCGACGCCACGATCAGGTCGCCCTTCGCATCGAGCAGCGTGGCAGGGATACCGGACGAGATCGTCGTCCAAGTGGTGTCGTAGTTCGTGTTTGACGCCTTGGTCAGTGCCTGCCCTGTGGTGCCGCCTGTGGGGACGCCGACACCGTTGGTGCCGTTCGTACCGGGTGCGCCAGCGGGGCCGGTGACCGACTGGTTCACCACCCGAATCCGACCACCCGACGGGACGGTGGTGTCGATCTGGACAATGACCTTGAGGCCCATCAGTTACCCGCCTTCGTGACCTGCTGCACCACGTTCACACGGCCCGTGATCAACGTGTACAACTCGTCCTCGAGTAGCGACCAGTAGTAGGCGTTTCCGGCGATCAGGTTCTCCGTCTCCGACGGGTCGGCAGTGGCGACCACGATGCCGTCCGTACCGACGGGGACGGTGCAGGTGAACGTGCAGTCGGCGGCATCGGTGGAGGCAGGGTTGGCTCGGACCTCGAGGGTGTAGTCGCGTCCGGTGATGTTGATCGGGGTGCCGGCGGCGTCCACCAGCTCGAACTCGACGACTTCCTCGTCGAAGTTGACCAGTTGCAGGTCGAGGCGTGCCGGGTTAGCCATTGTCGGCCACCATGCTGGCGGGGCTTATGGTGTTCGGGTACCGCATAGCGATCCCGGACTTGACCGCCGAGATCGCCGCAGCGAGGGCCGCTACGGCGGCGGTGCGGGTGTTCGATAGGTCTGTGACTGTCCAGACTGCGAGGAACGCCTGTACGGCGGTCCAGACGGCCCTCTCGGCCATGTCTAATGCCCACGTTCTCATGGGTGCCTCCGATGGTTGTCGATGTGGTCGTCGAGTTTCTGCTCGACCTTGCCGAGGACGTAACTGATGCCGTCCAACTTGGTGCCGTTCTCGGCGTGTTCCCGGCTGTTCTGCTTGCGGACGTTGACGAGCGCGACGACGATGGCCCCGCCAGCGGCGACGACGGCAACGGCGACCTCGATCATGCGAGTTCCACCCAGCCTTGGATACGCACCGAGGCCACCGAGTTTGTAGCCGTGAAAAGGGTGGCGTCTGCGTCCTTGTACACGGTGACCACTGTCGGCGATCCAGTCAGTACCACGGCGTAGGTGGAGTTGATGTTTGCCCCGTCGACGATCTGGTTCATTGCCGTTTGTGCGCTCCACCCGGTGGGCAGGCTGATGGTGATGGCTGCGGTGGCCGTGGCGGTTCCGGCGGTGATCGTTGCCCGGAAGAAGCCGATCTTTCCGATCTTGACGAACCGGCCCGAGGTCGCACCACCGGACACGTTGCCCAATGTCGGGGTGTAGGTGGTGAACGCACCGAAAAAGGCATCGATGCCGGTAGCGATGGTGCCCATGGCGGTCGCACCAGCGGCCACGAAATCGCTGCTCGAGGGATAGGTGATGTTCAGGTTGGTCGTATTGGGCATTAGAGACTCGCTTCAGTCGCTTGGTACCAGGTGAGTGTGGGATCGACGCTAGACCAGATGAGGCTGGCCGTAACGGTTGACCATTGTTCCGGTCTGATCGTGAGGCGGGCGTCGGAGAAGTACAACTCCATCCGCCAATAGTTCTGGTAGATCCGTTCGGTGTAGCCCTCCACAAAGGCCTTCACGGGTACGACGTCGATCACATCGTTGATCTCTTGTAGGCTGACAGGTGTTCCGACCTGCAACTGAAGCATCTTGGTGAGCACGGTGCTGGACCCGATTGCGGTCAGTTCCACGGTGATCGGGTTCGTGATCCATGACGGGGTGCCGTACCCGGCGAGGATCTTGGACGCTCGAACTGTGGCGTCATCGACATCGACGACGGCGAACTCTTCGCTGTAGCCCCGTACGCCGTGGGTGGTCTGGGAGGCGGCGTCCTCCATGAGGATGGTGCCGGCACCGTCGTTGTACGTGAGCTCGACGCGGTTGATGATCGACGCAACAGTTGCCGACGCTGTCCAACTCTGGGAGACGCTGTCGGCTTCAAGGGTCACGAATGGTGTGGTGGTGTAGCGGCCGCCGACCGAGGTGAACCGGACAGTCCCGTCCTGCTCTTCCCAGATCAGGCCCTGAATGTTCGTCGCAGCGATCTTCTGGATCTGCTCGAGGACCGAGCCTTGTGGAAGGGTGAAAGGCGCGTATGGGGTGGTGTCGCCTAACTGGAGCGAGGTGGTGAATGTCGGCCCGGACCCGCCGAGTAGACCGGCCCTTGTGAAGACTTCCTCGAGGTCGATGACCGGGATCGGTGGCTTCCACGCCGTGATTACGTACTCGTTTGCTTGTGCGGCGGCGCAAGCACCCAATCCAGCCGACGTACATTGAAAGGTCGTGGTGTACAGACCGGCGTCGATCTGGGTGATTACGCCGGTGAACCGTCGATACGTCACTGCCGAAATCTCGGCGTCGATGGTCACCGTGGACCCGATCGACCACGGCCACGGCTGCGCTGGGGTGAGAATCGTGATGGAGGCCGCTGAGGGCTCGACGAGTTCGGTGGTGCGTTGCCGCCCGTATTGGATGGTGATGCCCTCAAGGGTTTCGGCTTCGATGCCGACGCCGTCCAGTTCGAGGATGATGTCGGGCATTGTCATGGCGTGAATGGGGCGATGGCGGTGCGGTTGCCGCTGCGCCTGGCTTCGTCGGTAAGGATCTGGCGGATCTGGCGGGCGACCGCTGACGGGTCGAGCGCGCCGTTGATGTTGATGACGGTGCCGCCGTAGCCCTTGTCGAGCGGTACGACGGCCTCGGGGCCTGCCTCGCCGATCATGGCGAGGGTTGGCCCGTTGACGATGCCGCCGTCGGCCAGCTGCGGGATGTTCCACTCGGAGATGGTCGGGACGGTGAAGCCTTTGCCGCCGATGCCGGGCACCCAGTCGGGGACGCTAAAACTGAGCCCGCCAAGAGTGTTGTTCCAAGCCTTAGCGATCAGGTTGAACGCAGTTCCCCAGACTCTGAGCAGCAGGTTGGCGTAGGACTTGACGAGGTCGCCGAATGCCGAGAAGCCCTTCTTGATGCCACCCCATACGAAGTCGAAGGCGACTTTGAGACCGTCGACGGCTTTGCCGAAGATGTTGAACTTCTTTTGCAGGATGATCAGGGCCGCAATCACGGCGAGGATGACGACGGCTCCGGTGGCTACCCACAGTGCCGAGAATGAGGTGCCGAGGATGGTGTTGATCGCTGCGGTGGCCGCTGAGATTGCCGCCCAGGTCGTGAGGGCGGCGTTGATGGCGATGACGGCTACGGCGAGGCCGCCGATGACGATGCCGAGGCCGAGGACAAGTTCGGTGTTGTTCTGTACGAATGTCGCCAGTTCGGTCAGTTTGCTGGCGAGGGCGACAATCACCGGGAGTAGTGCTGCGCCGATGGATTCCTTGGCCTCGCCGAGGGCGATCTGCATGGACTTGAACTTGCCTTCGGCGGTGCCGGCGGCGGTTGCGGCCTGCCCTCGGAACGTGGTGGCGAGTTCGGCGAACACTTCTTCGGCGCTGGCACCCTCGTCGACGAGCGCAGCGAGGGCGGGGTCGAGTTTCTTGAGGGGGCCGAGGTTGCCGTTGTAGGCCTTGGAGAGGGCTTGGGTGACGGCGTCGAGGTCCTTGCCGGTACCTGCCGAGATGTCTAGGGCGAGGTTGAGGAGACCTTGGGCTTCCTCGGCGTCCTTTGTGCCTCGGATCAGGTTGTCGAGTGCGGGGCGCAGCTCGTCGTCGGCTACGGCGGCAGCGACGCTGGTCTTGGAGATGTAGTCCTCAATGGAGGCGATCTGCTCGTCTGTGGCTCGGGTGTTGTTGCGGAGACTCACTGCGAGTTTCTCGGCAGCGGCGGCGTCCTCCGCTGCTGCCTTGGCTGCGTCGACCCCGGCAATAGCAAGGCCGCCCAGCGCCGCGGCGGCGGGTACTGCGGCTTTCTTGATGGCGAAACTGGCTTTCGCGGCTGCGCCTTCGAGCGACTTGAACTCCTTGGCAGCCTTGCGGATGCCGTCGTCTTTGAACTCGGAAACGATCGGAAGGAAGATTGCCATTAGACGAGGTTCCTGTTGACGGAGGCGGCTACGTCCTCGAGGGCGGCGATGATCTTGCGGGTTGCGACCTCGTCGACGAGGTTGCGGGCCTTCCACAGGCCGCGCTGGGCGGGCCCGAATCGTGCGTCGAGGATCTGGATGAAGTTGGGCCGTTGGCGGGGGCCACCACGAGACTTGGAGCCTCCGCGAAGGCCGGCGATGTCCCATAGGGCTGCGCCAGCGTTGCCCTGGACAAGGGTGACGATCGGGTAAGCGGTGGCGCGCTTGGGGGTGCGTCCGCCGACCTCGATCTTGACGCCACGCTTCGCCTTGGGTCCGGTGTAGCCGAGGCGGCCCGTCGCCTGCCACCCTGACAACGGTGCCGTGGCGGGGTACTCGACGGCGGCGGCGGCGGTGAGTTCGTTGCCTGCGGCTTTGACCTTGCGGACTGCTTCGGCGCGCAACTTGGGGTCGATCTTGCGGAGTTCGGACAAGGCTTCCCGGACGCCGTAGACGTTGACGTTGGCGGTGACGCTCATCGCTTCGCCCTGTCTTTCAGCACTTCGGCGATGGTGTTGAGCATCTTGGCGTCACCTGCGAGTTCGGTCGGGGAGATCCCGGTGGTTGCGG